ATGGCCACAACCGCAGCGCACAACAGCTCCAGGACAACTGACGAGAGCAGCGAGCTGCTCGAGCAGCACCTCCCAGAGCTTGGAGAACCAGAGAGCAGCAGCACGGCTGACTACCCGCCATCTGAACGCCAGGGCGGGACTGCTCTGGCTGATGCAGAAGAGCCCAGCACCAGCGAGATCCAGCCCAGTAGCGGCCTGGGTGATGCCCTCAAGGCCGAGCGCCGGCGCAGCAACAACCTGGAGAAAGAACTGCGGGGTCTACGGCAGCAGCTGACCCGCTTTTCAGAAATCAATCCCGAGGAGTACGCCCGCCTGCAGCAGGCCGAACGCCAGAAGCAACTGCTCGAGCAGCAGGTGGAACTGCGCGAACGCCAGATGGAAGAGGCCTCTGCCCGCAAGGTGGCGGCCGTTGCGGCCGAACGCGACGCCGCCCATGAACGCGTGCAGGAGTTGCGCAAGGAGCGGCTGCTGGAGCGAGCCTTCTCAGAAGCAGAAGGCCGCACGGGCGGCGATGGGCGCGGCACCTTTTTTCAGGTGTTCAAGGGCCAGCTGGGCGAGAGCTTTCGGCTCACCACCAGCAAGGACGGAATCGATGTGCTGGAACCGCTGGACAGTCAGGGCCAGCCGTTGCTGGGGGATGACGGCCGGCCGCTGAGCACCGCTGACTTCCTCGATCAGCTGCGCATTCACCCCGTCTACGGCTTCCTGTTCCAGCAGCGCGGCGCCATGACCGGTAGCCCGGGGCTGGGAGCAGCACCTGCGGCAGCTGGTGCCTTTGGCGAAGTGCTCAACCCCCAGGCGATGAGTGCCAGCGAGCTCTACCGGGCTGGCTTTGTCACCAACGGCCGCAGCCCACGCCGCTGAGCACAGCAGTCCAGACGATGGCCAGCCGCTACTACCTGGTGTTCTGGAGCCGCCGCTCGACAGCCACGGTGGTGCCGGCTGCCACAGCTGCTCAGGCCCGCAGTAGAGCCCGTGCCCGCCATAAGGCGGGTTACGGCACCCTGCTCTCAGCCCGCCAGGCCAATGCGGCCGACCGTCGCTTGATCCGCAAAGGGGTCTGGGTGCGCCGCCGCAAGGACGGCAGCAGCCCCCAGTTCGGCACTGCTGCTGCGAAAACAGCGGCCAGACGTCAGCGCAGCCGTTACCGCAGCTGGTTGTGAGCGCACCTATCAGCGCGACGCTGCGAAGACAGCCCGCAACCCCGACCAGGCGGGAGTGGGTGGAGGGCTGGCTTCCCCATCCCCTGGCATGGCTTGGAGCCGGTAGCTGAAAGGGGACCGTGAGGCCCCCTACGGGGCCTCAGATCACCGAGACGGTGCAGCCCTTGGTGCCTTGCATCGCCTTGGCGATCGAGAAGGCCTTTTCAGCCGGGACAAAGCGCATCTTTTTGACGGGCTTGCCGCGGCGGCCAAAGAACTGCTGCTCGCAGGGATGGGCACCGCCTTTGAGGCCAGCGGGATAGAAGTGAACCACCACGCGGCGGATTTCGCAGCTGGGGGCAGAACTGGCGGCCATGGGATTGGGCGCGAGGGACCCAACCGATCAGCCCGGCGTGCGCTGTAGAAGGCAGGGGCGGCGGTACGCCGCTCGCGTAGCCCTTGCCGAGCCGAGCCGCCAGGGCACCGTGCTGGGGCCCCTCGTTGCAGCCCATCCGGCAGCTCGGTGCTGCTACTGACCGCCTGCAGTAGTGCCTCTGCCGTTCGCTGGCATCAAAAGCTGCCGGTCACTGGGCTACGCCGCAAAGCAGTGTTCAGCCCTGCCGAGCGGACCTATCGGTGCGACGCGGAAAGTCAGGCACAAAGAGCTGGCCTCCATTACGTCTGTGGCTCGATCCGTTCGGGCTTTTGGGCGGTGTCGATCAGCAAGCTGTGCAGCAGCTCCTTGCTGCAAATCAGCAGGTGGGCCATCCAGCTTCCCGTCAGCTTTGGCTCGGCTATCGGATCTCCGCTGCAGCCGCGTATGGCTTGCTTGATCTCGACTAGCTCGCGGTCGATGTTGCGCACCATCGCCTCGGTGCTCTCGCGTGCGGAATGGTGACGGCGATTCTGCATTCCTCCGTCCTGCCTCCGATCAATACCTCTGCCAATCTGGTGCAATGCCCTGGACGCCCTACGCCGACTGGATCTTTACGGCGGTGAGCACCACCAGCCTGTTGCTGGTGGTGTGGCTGGTGCTGCGGCCCAGGTCGTGAAAGCAGAAGCCTGCTCGCGCTCACGATGGCGGCCCCACCCTTGAAATGGCCGCTCCCCCCAACAGCGCCAGCAGCAGGTTGAGGGTGGAATCAAAGCCTCCCTGCAACTGCACCAGCGTGCCGGGGCACACCTGGCCGACGGCACGGCCAGCCATAGATCGCTGGCCGCAGATTCCGGCAGCCAGCCCGTAGACCAGCAACTGGGCGGAGATCACCACCGCCAGGGTCTTAAAAACAAAGCGCTCACGATCAAATGGTGGCCGGGGTGGCGGCAGTGGTGTGAGCGGCTGCGGTTCATCTGCCATGGCCTGCTGCTCAGGGATGGCAGGTGAGCAGCCAGCCGGTACCGGTGCCATCGGCTTCCCAGCGGGGGCGCCAGTTCTTCCAGCTGTAGTGCTGGCTGGCGCCATTGGTGTTGCTCGTGTAGCCGCCAGCGACCAGGTCAGCTTCCCCATTGGGGTCGTTGTGGATGACGACCGACTCGGTGAAACCGATCACCACGCTCCAGTGGCCGCCACCAGACGGCGCTGAGACGGGGCCGTGATGCAGCCAACCCACGGCCACCGGCCGGCCCAGGTTGATCTGCTCCTCCAGAGCGTTGCGATCACCATTGGTCGCGAAGTTCGCCGTCAGCCCCAGAGACCGCAAAGCCGCCAGCTGGGCTTCTGCTGAGGTGCTGTCGCCGTACTGGGCGCGGATGGCGTTGTATTCGTCGTCGCTGGAAACCTTGCCCCAGTAGCGGGCGAGCATGGCGCAGCTGCTGGAGAAGCATTCCCGATACCCCGTGCCTGAGGCGTTGTCGTTCTGGTTCTCCCAGGCCACCGGCAGCGGATTGGCATGGGCCGGTGCTGGGGGAGCCGGTGGGGCCGAGGAGAAGGTCTGCCGCCAGGGAGACGATTCCGTGAGCAGCGCCGGGTCTGCAGAGATGACGGCCTGTCGCAATTGCTCGATGCCTTCCAGTTGTTGGGGCTGGGCTTTCCAGGCATCCCAGAACTGGCGCCAGCGCTCAGCGCTGAACGGCGCCTGGGCGTCGGGAGTGGCGGTCGGAGTTGCGGACATGAACAGCAGGGCAGTCCTCTGCTGTTGCCGCACCACCACTCCACTGCTTTCAGCTCAGACTGGGGGTAGGTCGTGTTTGGTGTTCATGTGCCTCACTCCTGAGAGCCACGAGCAGTACTGCCAACTGGCGCAAAATCTCGCTGACGAGAAGCTGCTGGAGCTCGACGCCCACTACAGGCAGAAGTGTGGCAACTCTGCGGAGTGGGAGCTGCACGGCATCGTGATGAATGAGATCCACCAACGCCGTGAGTTCAGAAGGCGACAACTTGAGCGTTCCCTCTGGCTGGCCAGCCGCCGCGGACGTTGCATAGAAGCGATCAAGCGTTGGTTGATCAGCTGCGGGCTCTGGAGTTCAGCCGTTCCTGAGCGCAAGCGTCCGCGATCCTTGATCGAGCAGATGCTGATCGTGGCCTGGAAGACCCACCGGGGCAGCCGAGGCCTGGCGATTAACACGCTTCCAGGGCGTCAGACCCCACTGGAGCAACTCTGAGGAGACAGAGCGATCGGTTGATGCAGCAGAAGGCAGCAGCTCGGCAATAGCCCCTGACCTCCCTGGGGCACTGCCCCCTGTGCCATGGGCCTCACCCTGATCGAGGCAGCCAAATACGAGAACCGGCTTGAGCACCTGGCTGTGCTCAAGACGTTTTCAGAGGGCGAACTGCTCGCCCGGCTGCCGTTCATGAACATCGCCGGCAGCGGCCTGTTCTATTCCGCTGAGCAAGAACTGCCCTCGGTGGGCTTCCGTGCTGTCAACGAGGGCTACACCCAAAGCTATGGGGTGGTGGACCAGCGCGCAGAGGCGGTGCACCTGTTTGGCGGTGATGTGGATGTGGACCGCTCAATCGTGGACCTGATGGGCCCGGAGGCCCGTGCCAGCCAGATCGAGATGAAGGTGCGCTCGATGCGCCTCACCCTGGAGGCGACCGTGATCAACGGTGACACCGCCGCCAACCCCCGCGCCTTTGACGGGCTGAGCAAGCGCCTGCCACCTGGCAACGCCATGGCGATCGACAACAGCGCAGGCGGCGGAGCTGCTGGTGCACCGCTCGATTTCGATCGCCTCGATGAGCTGATCGACTCGGTGAATGCCTACGGCGGCAGCAAGGTGTTGGTGATGAGCAAGGCGATGCGCCGCCAGCTCAATGCCTTAGCCCGCAGCACCATGGGCGGCGGGGTGTACCAGACCAGCACCAACTCCTACGGGATGACGGTGCACCGCTACCAGGACTGCGACATCCTCACGGTGGACCGCGATGCCCAGGGCGTCGAGGTGATGGGTTACGACGAGGCGGGCGGCACCAGCTCGATCTACTGCTGCACCTTTGGGGACCAGGGCGTCACCGGTCTGCAGGGCCCGTTCCAGGGGCGGTATGGGATTTCGGTGCGGGATCTGGGCGAGGTGCCCGATGCCCCGGTGTTCCGCACCCGCGTCGATTGGTACGTGGGCTTTGCCGTGTTGCATCCGCGTGCAAGCGGCCGTCTGTTCAACATCACCCCCGCTGGAGCCTGAGGAGATCAGCCATGACCTACGGAAACGGCAACCCGTTGCTGGATGCGGAGACCACCCTGGTGGGCTGGACCAACCGCAGCGCCATTCGCAACCACGAGCACACCTTTCTCTCAGGAGAAGAGGTGCTGTTGAACACCAAGCTCGATGCGGCATCGCGCTTCTCGCTGGTGGTGTCCCATCCCGGCGCCAAGGCGCCGGTGGAGGTGGAGCTGCAGCTGGCCCCTGTGCTGCGTGATGGCACCACCGGCAGCTGGATCAGCGCTGCCACTGTCGCCCTTCCGGCAGAAGGCGGCCGGGTGGAGGCCTTCCTCAGCGGCCGTGACCTCCAGCTCAATGCCGCTGATCTGGCGGATGTGGACCTGCCGGCGGTGTGTTTTGCCAAGGCGCTCGTCTCCCCCGCCACACCGGAGGGGATGCACGTGGGGCTGACCGCCACGATTCCTGCCTGAGCGCCATGACGAGTTTTCTTCGCCATGACCTGGCAGACCCCGCTATTCCTGAGGGGATGGTGCGGATCACGCGGGATGGCCGCCATCGCTTCATCTGGCCGGTGCATCTGGGCGGCTGGCAGAGCCTGGGCTGGCAGCTGCAACCGGCTGCCGATCTGCCGGCACCGGAACCACGGCAGCCGGAGCCGGAGCTGGAACCAGAACGCGACCCCGACCTGGCTCCAGATCCAGAAGCGGAGATGGGAGAACTGGACGTGCAGACATCACCTGCAGTGGAGGAGAGCGACCCCAGCCCTGCAACGGATTTGGTGGAGCCGGCACCGGAGCCAGAGGTGGCTGAGGCGATGCCGGTGGCTACTGGCACCGAGCTGCAAAGCGCACCTCTCGGCACCGATTTCCAGGCGATGACCAAGGCCCAGATCCTCGAGCACTGCTCAAGCGTCTATGGGGTTGACCTCGATGGCAGCCAGACCAAGGCGGAGCTGGTGGAGCAGGCCACTGCACTGGAGCTCCAGGTACCACCAGCAAACGATGAGCCTCTGGCGGATGGGCTACTGGATCTGGATGACCCCCTGATCTGAGGAGGAGCACCGCATGTCGCTGAGCTTGCGCACCCCAGCGATCAGCAGCAGCGGTATCAGCGCCCAGCTGATCCGCCTGCTGCCCCCTTTGGGTTGTCCGGGCCATCCGGTCTGGGTGCCGCCCAATGAGGTGCAGCGCTGGGAACAGCTGGGTTTCTGCCGTGCGCCAATCCCCGCGGCGGACCTCGAGCTGAGCTGGCAGCCGGCTGGCCAGGAGTCGGGCGGCCTGATCCCGATCGAGCTGCTGCTCAACCCACGCCTGATGCCACCCAATGCGGTGACGGTGGACTGGGGTGATGGCACCGCGGAGACGCTGCCATGGCCCAGCGGTGGGGATGGCAACGCCCGGCTAAGGCATGGCTACGCCAGCCGCAGCGATTACACGATCCATGCCGAACTCACGGGCAGCGGCGCCAGTGCTTCTTTGCTGGTGAGCCTGGCGGGCTGCCCGATCTGGCAGCCCGAGCTCACGCCACCACCTGATGGTGGTGCTGGTGGCACAACGCCTGGGGCGTTGCTGCCCCTGATCCCTGGTACCGGCCTAAGTGGTGCCCCCTACGACGGCAGTAGCTCCCAGCAGTGGAGCCTGCAGACCTGGACTGGCGGCAGTGCCGCCGGTGGTGTGCCGCCTTCTGATGGCAGCACCACCAGCTTCCTGCGCGCCGATGGCAGCTGGGCCATCCCGCCCGGCGGCAATGGTGATGGCAGCCGCTGGTTCAACGGTGATGGACCACCGGGAACCGTCACCGGTGCTGACCCCGGCGACTACTACCTCGATGGCATCAGCGGCGCCTTCTACGTGCTGGAGAACTGAGGGATGCCCTGGAGCAAGACGCAGAACATCAGGGGACAAACCGGCCCCCAGGGCCCTGCTGGTGCCAAGGGCGATACCGGAGCGGCTGGCACAACAGGCCCGCAAGGCCCCGCTGGTGTGAAAGGTGATACGGGCCTGACTGGGCCAGCAGGCCCATCCGGCGCAGCTGGTGCTCAGGGCCCAATTGGCCTGACCGGAGCCACGGGTGCAACGGGGCCGAGCGGACCCCAGGGACCCGCCGGGCCGCAGGCCGTTTCAACCAATGCCAACAACCTCACCACCCTGGGAACCGACGGGCTCGTCTACACCAACGCAGCCGTGCTGAAAGGCTTCAACAGCAGGCCGCCCTTGCACCGCGGCCCCCTGTTGATCAAGACGGCAGCGGCCACGCTCAGCGTTGTCGCCAATGCCGTGCTGAACGGCCACCGCTACGCCACCACAACGGCGGTGACGATGCCTGCCCATGCCAGCAACCAGGACTACGCCATATGGCAGAACCCCACCACCGGTGCCTTGGTGGGCGATGCCAGCTACACAACAGCGCCTGCTGCAGCCACCGGGGGAAGCATTGTCGGCGGCTACCACTTTATCCCAGCCGGCCGGCCCACCGCCTACAACAACGGCAGCCCAACAGCGGCGGCTGAAATCCTGGAATACAGCATCTGGGATCTGACCTGGCGGCCCAGCTGCCCGGACCCCAGGGGTATGGCCTGCATTGATGGCCGCTTCTGGGCTGATATTTATTTCTGCGGTGCCACCAGTTACGCAGGGACCACTTTCAGTGCGGTGCCCAGCAGCCGCATCGGGCTGACCATTGCTGACAACAACAATCCGCCGCGCATTCCTGCTTTCTATGGCGGCAATGGCAGTACGGCCTACGCCCTGAATGCCGGCAACAATGCCGGCTCCTGGTACAACTTTGCGGAAGTCGCCCACAGCTTTGGCAAGCGACTGCTGTGGAGCTGGGAGTATCAAGCAGCTGCCTATGGCTGCCGGGAAGCGGCAAGCCGTGGCACCGATCCCGGCACGGTGATCTGGGAATGGGCCAGCAAGTGGGGCCTGGCCCAGGCCGCTGGCGTGATGGCCTGCTGGGGTCTTGAGCGCCTTGGCATCTACACAGGTTCTGGCAGCAATACCAACACCGGTGGCCGGGGCACCGAGTTTGCTGCCTCTCCCCGCGCCGTGATGCTTGGTGGGGTCTTCAGCGACGGGGCGGCATCCGGCACCAGGGCGGCGACCTGGCATGGGCCTCCATCAGAAGGTGCCAACGGCATTGGCGCCAGGTTGGCCTCGGAGCACGTCATCAGTGCTTAGGCGCACGCCCATCCCTGCATCAGCCCCCTCGCCATGTTGATCAACACTGCCGCCGACCTACAAGCCACTGAGCCGTGTGCTGAACAGCAGGCGTTCCTGAGCAGCCTCTACAACGACTTCATCACCTTTGATGAGGCCCAATACCCAGAGGGCTATGACCGCTTTCTGGCTGCAGACGCTGAGGGCTACATCGAGCCCGTGCTCCGCCAGCAATGGAATGCCGGTGCCGCCGCTGCCTGGGGCTTTGCTGATCGCGAGCAGATCGCTGCGCTGCTCCAGGCCAGGCCGTAAGAGGCCGGAGAGCGTTGCGTCGGCAATAGCTCCTGAGATCACACCGGGCTGCTGGCCCGCTTGACCATGGCTTGGGTGGCAGCCGGCTCCCTCAAAGGACCACAGGGCATTCAGGGTCTGCAGGGTGTGGACGGCCCTGCTGGTCCTGCTGGCGCCGATGGCATCCAGGGCATTCAGGGCGAGCAGGGCCTTGCCGGACCAGAAGGCCCCCAGGGCCAGCAGGGCATCCAGGGTGCTGCGGGCCTGGGCATCACCTTCAAGGGGCAGGTGGCCACCGAGGCTGAGCTGCCCGCTGGTGCGGCCCAGGGCGATGCCTACATCGTTCAGGCCGACGACTCCTTCTGGGTCTGGGATGGGGCCACCAGTGCTTGGGTGAATGGCGGCTCGATCCAGGGACCCCAGGGCATCGAGGGTCCCCAAGGGCCGCAAGGCCTGCAAGGCGAGATCGGCCCCCAGGGCATTCAGGGAATCGACGGCCCGGCTGGCGTGCAGGGCCTGCGCGGCACGGGCTGGTTCAACGGCAGCGGTGCTCCGGCCGCTGACATCCCAGGTTCGATCCCCGGTGATCTCTATCTGGATAACGCCACGGGCGATGTGTACACCCTGAGCTGA